CCAGTTTGATATGTTTGTGTATAATTGCGTACAACCATCCAATCTACATCAGATCGAATATTAAGAATCTTACTATTACCATCTGAAGTAAATTTTCCTTGTTGTATTATTCCAAAACTAGCCATATTTTCTCCTTATTACGCTAATGAAGCTTGAAGGTTATAGATCCATGAAGTATTTAATACACGTGCAACCTGACCCATATTCCAACCCATACTCACTGATTGACGTAATTGATCAGAAAGATATGGAGGATTGTAATAAAGAGTTGCTGAAGCGCCATTTTGTAATATACATGCGTAAGATTCTTTAGCTACATAGAAAATGTTAGCAACATCGTTATCTAAGTCAGATTGAGTTGCTGAAATAGATCCCTGAGGTGATACGAAGAATCGTACGTTATTAATAGCACCCCATTCACCATCCATTACGTAATTCTGATCACCATATCTACTAACTGGTACAAAATTATCTTGTTGTTCAAGATACTTAGTTAACTTAGTAGTAGCCAATGCAATATAAGCATTTCTTACTGGTGAAGAACCAATAATATCAGCACCACGGATACCACTTAAGAACATACCAGCTGCTTGATCAAGTAATGTAGATACTGCATCTTGTGAATCTTGTTCAGTAAATTCAGTTGGTACATCACCATTTACGCCATATACACAGTTAACTTTTTGCACACCAGATTCTAACGCTTGCTGAATAAGTTTATCTTCAGTTTCACGCATCTGTAGACCGCACAAAAGAACCATTTGGTTCAATACACGTTCTTGATTAGCAAGAAGTACACGAGTAGTTACACCAACCCATGCACCATAGTAATTTATTTTTGCATCGATATCTGTTGCTGAAAGTGTTTGACCTGATATTGGAGCACCTGTTTCTGATAGAGGAGCAGTTGCAAGATCAAACTTAGCATAACGACGATAACGTTTAATATCACCATTGTATGCTTCAAGCTCATCTTTCATTGCAAATGGTTTGTAAATCAAATTTGGTGTTTTAACCGCTAGCATTCTGCGTTGAAAATTCTGACGCACTGCTGGCGACAAATCACCACCATTAGTTATTCCAGAAGCCATATTGTTTCCTTAAAGTTAAAGAACTATAACTTCAAGTTGGACGAAGTCTTGTAATGTTTTTGCGTCCGAATACAAGCTGGACGAAGTCTTGTAATGTTTTTGCGTCCGAAGTGGTAAGTATGACGAAAACTTACTTTATTTATGCGTCTTGATAACTATAAACAAAAAAAATATTCATATGCAATATAAAAAAGGCCCAAGTAAAACTCAGGCCTAAATAAGAATAGTAATGAAAGGTTCAACTTTTATCCGTATATACCCCACCCAGCTTTTCTCTTAGTGTCCTCATAGAGATCATATTCTTCTTTTTGAGTCATGTTTCCGTAACTATCTATCTTATCTAATGTGCTTTCTTTTTTCTTAGGTGGTATCGCAGATGATGGTCTTGGTTTACTTTTATTTCGTGCCATTTGCATATCCTCACGACTATATTGATTAGTAGTGTTTCCATTTATTCCTACTGTTGCTTCATATGCTGCTACTGCCTGTTCATAGGGATCTTTAATATTAGCAATAGTTCTAAATATAAATGGTTTTTCTTCTTTAAGTCGTTGAATATTATCATCTGAAACAATTGATGTATAATCTGGATACTCTGAACGTATACGTGCTTCAACAGCCATTGAATAAGATGACTTCTTACTTGTTTCTACTTCATTCTTTAGATCTTGATACTGTTTATACTGTTGCTTAATTATCTTTTTTAATACCTTGTTGTTTGCATAATCTTCATCATCAAGTGAATTAATATCAAATGAATCTTCTTCAACCGTCTTTTGTGGTGCTTGCTGATTTCTCAGATTGTTATCAATCATCTGAAGCAATCTATAGGCTTCGTCACGTTGTCTTTGTGCTTCTTGAGCAATTCGTCTATCTTCTTCTGCTTGCTTTCTTAATTCTCTGAAACTTTGTTTTGGAGGAGATAGAATTTCTTCTGGTTCTGAGTCTGGTTGTGCATTATCTTCATGATCAGTATCTTCATTAAATGCATCAAGTGCACTAAGATCTTGTGTATCTTCTGTTTCAATAGTTGAATTATCATCTAATTTAACTTCTGGTACATCAGACTCAATTGAATCTGCACGTCCCAATTGATTACTTATATCTGTCATTGTTATCTTCTTATTTATTATGATGCGTTCTTTAAGTCTTGTAATACTAATATTCTTCTATCATTAGTTTCTTTTTCATCATTCAATCTTTTAGCTAATTTAAGAAGAGTACCATCTTTATAGTCTAAGTAATATTTAAACATATCTGGTGAATCAATGCGTGACTCAATGGGAAAATATCTCATTTCTAAAGCAGTAATTGTATCAGGTAATACCCAAAGTTCTTCTAATTCGTCATCTTCATACGTATATCTATATACACTATGATTAATTGAAGGTGTAGGACAACATGATCGAGAAAATATAGTCAAATCAAACTGAGGGACATATAATTTATTCATACCTTCATTAAGAGCTGGAACTACTTCAAGGTATAATACATTCTTATAGTGAGGCTTAAACTCTTCTACTGCTTTCCATAATTCTTCATTGTAGCCACCACCATTGCATCCTTTATTAAACAAATTATCAATAATCTCATCGCCACTTACCGTATCAACATGATTATCAATTCTGTTCTTAATGCTTTGTTCTTTTATCTTTTTTAAATCAGATACTTTTAAATCATATATAGATGCCATTTAATTCTTCTTTGGCTTCAATTGTGGGTACCGTGCATAAACTTTATTTTTAATAGCTTCAGGATTATCAGAATTATGAGCTAATTTAAGTGCCGATTTCGCACGCGATAAACTATTTATAGGGTATGTACCATCTGGACCAGCGAAGTCTTTTGGAGAAACATCAGGGTACTTACCAAGATTGCTCATACCACTTTTTTTACGAAGATTCTTGGCCTTTTTCTGACTTATTGATTTTCCCTTGGCGATTTTTACTTTTTTATTTTCTTTCTTCTTAGCCATTATATCCCTTAATACATTGTACCAATACCATTATTTGGTGGAGTACTATATACAGCGGCTTGATAGTAATACGTTCTTTGAACATTATTATCTACTTTCTTGTAGTAAACATTATTTTGCTTTGGCCTGTTCATTAACTTATTAACCATATTAGTTAGTTTCCTACTTTCTCTAAGTCCTAATGCCATATATGTTCCTTGAAATAGGGATAGATACGGTTAATACCTATCCCATTATCATTAGAAATTAGTATCTAGATTCTGTTTACGAGATTGAGCTGACATTGCATCAATTTGCCAATCTTGCTTCGCCATTCCATCTTCATAATACTCGTTGTTATAGTCATTCATTGGATATTTAATGCTCATAACTTCTTGTGGTACATATGCAAATGCTGATTTGTCTTCTGATTTAAAGTTCATGCTACTTTTGCGTTTCATACCAGCAGACTCATCCATTCTATCCTTACGGCCTTGATAATATTTCTTTTTCTTTGCCATTTTTGGCTCCTTTGTGAAAAACGTGACAAACATGTCACAGGTTATTACCTCTAATTCACTCAAACTAATCCAGGAGGTGTTGCTGTATTAGCCGTATTATTGCTAAATAAACTCATTTGTGATCTTAATTCGTTATTTCTTTTAAGTCTACGATCTTCTTCTATATTCTGATCTTCTTTCAATCGTTGCGCGATATTAACTATACGATCAAATTGCTGTATATCAATATTTTGTATCTCTTTTATTGTCTTAGCTTTGTTTAATAAAGCCTGTTCATGATCTTTTTGAGCTTCTGCATTACGTTCTACTGCAAGTTGTGCATTCTCATCCATACGAGAATAACGCTCTGCTGCACCAGCTTGTTCATAAAGAGCTCTAGACTTAGCCATTTCAACAGTAGCTTGTTGTTCTTGCATTTGTAACTGCATCTGTTGTTCTTGTGCTTTAGCCTGTGCTTCAGCTTGTTTATTAATACGATCAATAATCTTATTTTTGTTCTGTATTGTAGATGCTTCAAGTATTTCTTCTTGAGAGAATTGTACAATACCTTCTCGTTGTAACTGAACCATCTGAGCAAACTGTTGCTGTCTCTGTGTCGATGTATATATACCTTCAACTATATCAATATCATATTTACCAAAGTTCTGTGTGTAAAATTCTTCGACTGGTTTTTCTTTTATAATGCGTTCAATTTTGCTTGGTACATATGATTTCTGCGCTATCTCTAATGCTTTCTTTTGTAAAATACGCTGCGCATCATCTGAATTCTTAAATATAGGTGCTAATGTAATAAGACCTGCTCCTTGTCTAGCCATTGAAAGAATTGCTGGCATATCATCAGTAGCACTTCCTAACATCTCTTCAGTAACACCA